TTCATGTGAATACAGTAGGACTAGTCATTGATTATGAAGGAGGACATGCCTATAATATTGTTGTGTTCTCCGATGGTACATCAAAAATCTTTGAACCCCAGTCTGATAGTTGGCCTAAGAAGGGAGCTGGGATGTATATGTTTACACCAGGCGTAGTGGAAATAATTATTTAGGTAAATGTGTTATAATGTCTACACGAAGCGAAGCAATAGCGTTAAAAGAAAGCCAACCCTATTTGACTTTACCAGCCATAGCTAAGAAACTTGGCGTAACTAAACAGCGCATCTTCTTTATATTAAAGACTGCGGGAGTTCCTACTAAAGGGTTGTATCAGCGTAAACGGCTTGTATACTGTCCTGTGTGTCATAGTGTTACTCCTAATAAACAGAAAGCTTGCCCAGGTGACTGTAAAGAATCATTAAAATTTACAAAGCTTGAGTGTGAATTTTGCCATTTAATATTTGAGAGGCATAAACGATTTGTTACACATAGACATAAAATAGGTTACCGCCATATTTTTTGTAGCACATCGTGTTATAATAGGGGTCAACGCGATGGAATAACTCAAGGTTATAAAAGCAGAGGGGTGAGAAATAATGCACATTCATAGGATAGATAAATTATATTGGAAATTACTGCTTGGTATTACGGCTATGCATATGATAGAAGACAGTATCATGGTTACATTTTTTAAATTTGCACCCCTACCATTGTGGGTACTCTATTTAATTGTTCTGGCTTTTTCGGGGCTGATGGCAAATTATGCCTATTTTATAGCCAAAGGGTATTCGCCTAAAACTTTATGGAGATGCCTATGGAACCGTCGATAGAAATAAATGACGATTTAATTGTGAAGTGGGAACCTAAGGTTCAAAAGCTAGCATCCTCTGTATTCGTATTAGATATGGATAGAGATGATATAGCTCAAGAATTAAGGATTGCCATTTTGAAAGCCGCTAAAGGATTTAATCCTGATGTCGGTACAACGTTTCATACGTATTTACATACTACCATGATGAATACCTTAAGGACTCTTATTGTAAGGGCACAAAGAAAACATGTAGATACACAAAGTATAGAAGACATGTTAGAAGTAGGCATAGATGATGTTCCATCTAATAAGATTCAACAAGCTTTAGGTACTATGGATGATACTTTTGATGATGTAGAAATGATGGAGCTAATTCAAGATAGTAACTTGACAAAAAAAGAAGAACACTTTGTTGTGTTAAGATTAGAAGGATTAACTATGGAAGAAATTACTGAAGATTTACATGAATCGGCGTATACTATTAGAGCAGCTCTTAGAGAAAAAGTTAATGCCTTATTTGAAGGAGAGGATAGTTATGAATATGGAAAAGAGGGAGAAAGCTATAGAAGAATATAATTGTAACGATTTACATCGAATCTTTTCAGAAGAATACTATAAGAAATATAGTAAAGAGTATGTTCCTAGTCGTTTCATAGGGTATGAAATGAAGCTTTTAAAAGGCTTATTGGAAACTCATGATGTCTTCGCTGTTTTATGTGGGGTAGTCGCTTGTATTAAAAGAAATTCAAATACAGTTTCTATCCCTTATTTCGTTGCAGGGATTAAATTCTATTTATCTGATGATGATAATCCTGAGCTTAGGTGGAAAATACAATCCAGCAATCAACAAGAGTATATAGATAAGTGGCAAGAGCTAAGATTGTTACGGGCTAAGTGGCTACCCAAAGCAACAGATAATACTAAAATGATACAGATAGAAAAAGAGTTAATGGAGAAGTTTACTGATGCGAAAACTAAGACAGCAGCCAAGAAAAGGACTACTAAAAACTAAAAAGAAATTAGAGAATACAGATATTAAAAATCGTGCTGCCCCTGAGGGGGAATTTAGAGTTATAGGAGTAGACCAACTAAGTAGGGTAGTATGGATTGAAGATACAGTAGATACATTTGCTAAAGCAAAAGAGATTGTAGATAGATTGCGTTTGAGTCTAGATGTGGTATACTATGTTCACAACGATTCCAATAGAATTATTTATGATTCAAAGAAGGAGTAGAGAATGGAAAATTATGATTACATTGAATCAGGACTTATATTAGGTTTAACAGAAAAGAAGAATTTTAATAGATTTAAACACACAGCACAGGACTTTGCTCAACATGGTGATGCATATAAATTTGTGACTAAGTATCTGGATAGTTATGGGGAACTGCCCAGCACAAGCACCATCTGTGAAAATTATCCTACCTTAGATGACTCAGCTAAGAATCTCACTTTTGATTATGCATTGGATACATTCAAAGACCAAGTTCTTTTTAGGCAGGTCGTAGGGTCATTTCAAAAGAATAAAGCAATGCTTCTTGAAAAGCCTAAGGATGCATACGCACAGATTGTTACAGCCCTACAGGACATAGGCTTAGTATATGATGAAGATGTCACTAACTATGATAATGGACACCTAGAACGATACAATGACTGGAAACGCAAGAGTGATATGCGTCAAGAAGGTATGATGGGAATCACTACCTCCTTTGATTCCATAAATAAGCTTGGTGTAGGTTGGATGCCAGGAGAATTGATATCTCTCTTTGCTAGGCCAGCAATGGGAAAGACTTGGATGTGTGTCCATGCGGCTGCTGTAGCGATGATGGCAGGGTACAAAACTTTACTTATATCCACAGAGATGCCTACTAACGCAATTAGCCTTAGAACGGATATTGTGCTGGCTAATATGATGGGGTATAACTTTTCTCATAAAGCACTACGCAATGGTGACCCTATTGATGAAGAGGCTTATAAAGAATTTTTGATTAAACTTAATGGTCGTAAGATGTTGATATGTGACCACATCGAAGGACAACAAGGTATGAGCTTGGATTCCATTTCAGGGTTGGTTAGAAAGCATCAACCAGACTTTGTGGTTCTAGACGGGGTATATCTAGTATCGAGTGGAGATGGCAAAAAAGCTATGTGGGAACAATCTCACGCCCTGTTCTATGGCCTTAAGAATCTGTGTATGAGCCATAACATTACTACGTTTGTGTCTACTCAGGCAAATAGGGATGCAGCAGATATATATGCTCCTCCTAGAGCAGAACACGTAGCCTTTGGTGATGCTCTTCTTAGGGCTTCTGATGTAGCTTTGTCTATGTGTATGGTAGAAGATAATGACTTCAAGCGCATTATTCAGTATCAGAAATATAGAGATGGTGAATTGGCTGTTGATAATTCCTTATTGGAATGGAATGTAGACATTGGATATATTAAAGAAGATTCCCGTTATACAGGAGAGTTTTAATGGTGGATTGGACAACACTTATGCTAAATGCAGGGATAACTCCTGATGCTTATAGAGAAGAGTTTTCTATAAGATGCCCCTTCCATGAAGATAAAGTAGATTCCTGCTCGATTAATATTGAGAAAGGGGTATGGATTTGTTTTGCAGGATGTGGCTCAGGTAGTTTAAAAAGCTTCTTACAGAAGTATTTAAATTATTCTAAGATTCAGATTGATAACCTCTTACGAGAACGAGAGGCTTCATTTGATATAGGACTATTTGATGAATATTCTGTTGATGAAGAACATGAATTACCCATTATAGATTTCCCATTTGATAGCTCCTCTGTTCCTAAGTGGATACTAGAACGAGGCTTTAACAAAGAAACACTAGTTAAGTGGGGATGTGCAATTAATACTTACAATGATTTAATCATCCCAGTTGCCGATTCCCATAAACGTAGGATAGGCTGGGTAAGTAGAAGGTTAAATGCAGTCCCTAAATATATGTACTCGAAAGGACTTAAGAAGTCAAAGATATTATTTGGGGATTGCTACTTAGAGAAGAAGTCCTTTGTCTGCATTACCGAAGGAAGTTTAGATACAATGTGGTTAGACCAGCATGGTTTTGGTTCGGTTGCTTTGTTGGGCGCAAGCATGTCAAAAAAACAACGTGAAATGTTGTATAATATATCTACTAAAGAATTTGTTGTTTGTTTAGATAATGATTTTACAGGACAAAAAGCTTTAAATAAAATATTTAAAGAATTATCTAGTAGTTTTATAGTGTCATATATAACATTACCTAAAGGATTTAAAGATGTACAAGATGTAAGAAATGAAAACCAGCTTTGTGATATAATAGATAAAAGAAATTATTGGTAAGGAGAGAATAAATTATGGGTGGAATTAATAGAATTCAAGAACGTAGGGAAGAACAGCGCATTGGTATTAGTAATGGCAGTCAAGCCGTAGGTCGGGAGATTTGGTTTAAAGATGGTGACCAGGCATTTATAACTGCACTAGCTACAGGTCATGAAGATGATGTTAAGCTAGATGAATTTTATATCTATACGTATAGGTCTGGAAACCGTTGGGTAAACCTGTTGTCTGATACAGATACGGATACTTCAGATGTTCCTTCAGATACACGTCCTAGTCATAAGTTTGGCTTCTGGGCATTTGTACATGAAGTGATTCATCCTGAACGACGAGTTGATTCATGGGAAGAGATATCTGGCCCTGGTGGAAAGAAGATGTTCAAAGAAGTAATCAATGATTATCGTTTGGTTGCTCTAACGTTTGGGCGTAGTGATTATATTTGGAATCAATTGGTTGATGTCTACAATGATTGGGGTCAACTTGATAAGGGTGTGATTCGCATCAAACGTACTGGCTCTGGTATGCTGGATACTTCTTATGGTATTTCTGCCACAGCTAGAGAAATGGAAATTCCTGAGGATAAGGTTGAAGAGCAAGCAGACCTACCAGCCGTTAAAGAATACTTTAAGGACAGGTACGGTTCTGTAACAGCTTCTGTTGCAACATCAAATGGACATTCCCTATCTCCTGAAGCGGTTAAACTTGATGACCTCTTCTAGTAAATCAAGTGGTGGGGGGGAATCCCCCTCCACCACAATAGAGGAAGTTGTAGATTTACTGTTAAATTGGTATATTCAAAAGACAGGGCCATCCCATATACAAACTAAAAGGGATACTGAACGTATCCTTAGATTGTATGGGAAAATTAAAGATGCGGAGAAGCCGCTCCATCCTATGCGACATTTCGTTACGGATAAATAGGGGGAGAGAATGATATTTAGTAAAGAGGATTTAGATTGTTTACATTCGTTGTACTATAACTTTCCAAATTTTGACATTAAATTGGGTAGGGATACAAGAGATTTAGCAGGAGAGCAGTGGCAAATCAATGCACCGAATAAAAATAAGCTTTGGCTGTCGGGTATCGGTACATCTGTAACGGAGGCGTATAATAGTTTAATGAAACGTATGTCAGAAACAGGACAATTTGACCCACCAGAATGGAATGCTGCATCATGATTCTTACTAATGAGACATACAAAGATATTAAGTGGGAACTTGAAACATCATCTGAGTGGTGTGTTGACGTTGAAACTAATGGCCTTGACCCATATGGAAAGAATCAAATATGTGGTTTAGGTATTTGCGGTAGCGATGGTGAATTCTCTTTCAATCACTACTTTCCCTTTAGGCATCAGCAAGGAGAGAATCTTTCTGAAGCAGCTAGACAAGAAGTTATTGGGTGGCTAAATGATATCCCAACAATGTTGATTGGGTATAACTTAAAGTTTGACCTACATTTTCTTGCTAATGAAGGATTAATCATAGGGGATAAAGACCTCATTGATGTACTAGTTATGGTTAGGTTAACAGAGCCTACGTGGGTTAGGGACTTAGGATTAACTGATACTATTAAAAGAACATATGGTGATGAAGCAGCTAGCTATGATATTGAAACTAAGAAATACCTGAGAGCAAACAAGTGGAGTAAAGATTTTTCTATGTCTCCACCAGATATTTTAGGGCCATACTGTCAACAGGATGTGTATTGGACACATAAACTATATCGAGAGAGGCTAGAACAAATCAAACAGAATGACCAAGAAGCTGTCTTTAAAACACAGTGCGACTTGACTAAAGTTCTTTTTGATATGGAACGACGAGGTGTAATTGTTGATAGTGTATATGCGAATGATGTCGCAGAAAAACTTGCAAAAAGGAAAGAAGAAGTCGTACAGGCTATTTATAAACGAGTTGGTAAAGAATTTAATATAAGTAGCACTCAACAATTAGGTGAGATTTTTACAGATATGGGTATTTCCTCACCTGTAAAAACCCCTAAAAATAAGGAATCATGGAGTGAGGTAGCTCTAGTCCAGATAGATAATGAGCTAGCAGGGCTAGTACGACAGCACCGCTCTCTAGAGAAGCTTCAATCTACGTACATTAATCCATACATAGAAACTGAGGACTTACATACGTCCTTCTGTAATTGGGGAACTTTGACGGGTAGGCTTTCATCAAGAGAACCCAACCTCCAAAATATTCCTCGTACTCATTTTAAATTAAGTGATAGGTCTTTGTCGGAAGAAGAGCGGGAGATAGTCAAAGGTAGAATCAGTGCCATAGTAGCATCTAAATCTAAAGGTGAACTATCAGAAATATCTCTCAGTAATCCTGTGTTAGATACATGGGGTTTTGTGGGGGATGAATCGTTTGATTCTACGGATGTAGACCAGATTGCAGTCCGTAGGTTGTTTATTCCTAGACCTGAATATACTTTAGTTAGCTTTGACTATTCACAAATGGAAGTACGTGTCTTCCTTAGCTACCTTCATAATGCTGAAATGGATGAATTGTTGAGTAGAGATGAAGTAGATTTTCATGGCGAGGCTGCGAAAATAGCCTTTAGTATTACTGAAGAGCATCCTGAATTTAAATTTTATAGGCAGATGGCAAAGAACATTACATTCGGTATTCTTTATGGATTGGGGAATAAAAGACTTGCTCAACAGTTGAGTACTACAACTGACCAAGCGAAAGCCTACAAGCAACAGTATTTTAATAATATTTATGGTTCTCGCTCATTCATTAATAGGGTTATTTCAACTGTCGAATCACGGGGATGGATAAAGAACAGGTATGGTCGTATTTACAAGATAGACAATTCACTTGGGTATAAGGGAGTGAACTATTTAGTACAGGGTACAAGTGCTGATATTTTAAATGAGCGAATGATATACGTACATGAATACCTTAAGGATAAGAAGAGTAATATTTTACTGCAAGTCCACGATGAAATCATTTGTGAAATTCACGATGATGAAATACGTGAACTACCACAGCAAATACAATTGATACTAGAAGCAAACAGCTTAGACATCCCACTTAAAGTGGACATAGATGTGTGTGAAGGTTCGTGGGCAGTTAAATCAGAATGGAATAAGTGGAGTGTACCAGAAGTAAAATGTGATATAATAGAAGAATATATAGATTGGGATTAGGAGGGTAATAATGGCTAAAGTAAGTGTACATCTAGGGTTTACCTTTAGAGTAGGTGACCTGTCAACGAATCAGTATGGTCGGGTAGACCTTAATATAGACCAGATTGATACTGCGTTGCCAGTTGACCAACAAATTGAGGAGGCTGGAATGGTAGCAGACCAAGTTTGGCATGAACTAAAACGTAGGGTTGATAAGCAAATTGATGAGGTGTTGGATAAATAATGGGTGCACAAATAGATAATACATATTATATAGCAACAGCGGTTCAAGACCGTGTTTTCCATGATGTATTAGGAGAACGAAAAAGGCAAGATGATAAATGGGGTGACCAACTTTATAACACTAATGAAAGGTGGAATGTTATTGGTGTAGAAGAAGTAGGTGAGGTAGCAAAGTCTATTCTTGATAGAGATAAAGATATGCATCTATACGAAGAAATTGTTCAAGTTGCAGCTGTGTATGTAGCTTGGGCTGAAAGTTTACAAAGATTGGGAGGATTAAATGAAGGATGATGCAAAGGCAGTAATTGAACAATTACTGGGAAATAAGAAACTAACTCTACGGAGAGGTAACAGTGACGAGTTTGGGTATGACAAAATACCGTTTGGTATTCCTGCCCTAGATAAACTTACTGGTGGTGGCATAGCTAAGAAGCGCATCACTCTACTGTATGGCCCACCTAACGTCGGTAAGAGCTTCCTGGCCTCGCAGATAGCGGTCAATGCCCAGCATAATAATGACCTCGTTGGTTGGGTAGATACAGAACAGTCTTGGGATTCTAAATGGATGGAGAAGTGTGGCCTTAATACTGAAGAAGTATTGGTATGCCAACCTACTACTGGAGAGGAAGCTTTTGAGACAGTTAGGGAAATGATGTCGAATGGTGTAGCCTTAGTTGTCTTAGACAGTATGGCAGGACTCGTTCCTTCAGCTGTTTACGAAGAAGAGTTTGGATATAATCCAATAGCTTGGCAAGCCCGATTTGTCAATTCTTCTTTCCCTAAACTTCTGCCACACCTCAAGCAAGGGTCTGCTCTAGTTCTAATTAATCAGATTAGGTCTAGTATGGGGCCAGTGTCTATTGATGCTATGCCAGGAGGTCTAGCTCAAACCTTCTTTGCCCATTCATTGTTGCAGGTTAAACGGGATGGATGGATTGAAGAACCTAAAGGTGTTAAAGTAGGCTTTGATATGGATATCCGAATGAGGAAGACTAAGATTGGTGGAGAGCATTGGAATCATGTTAAAATTCCTTTTAGGATTGAGGGTGGGATTGATATAATGGAAACCTTTATTCGTGAAGCTCTTACTCAGAATCTTATTCAACAACGAGGGGCTTGGTATATGTATGGTGAGGAGAAGATGCAGGGCATGAATGGCTTAAAGCACTTCTTCTTAGAGAATCCTTCCCGTTTCGAGGAGTTAAAAATTAGTGTTACCTAGAGATTACACTAAACAAGAATTGGTTATAGCGGAAGTCCTCTCTGATTTAGGACTCCGATACGATACTCAAGTCCATGTAAGTAAGTACGTTGCAGATTTCTTTGTTCCTGAGCTAGGAATGATAATTGAAGCAGATGGTATATATGGTCATCTAAAGAAACGAGATATTAAAAGGGACGCAGACTTAATGCGTATATATGGGATTAAAAATATTCTTCATATAAAAGACAATTCTAAGACGGGGGTGACTGATACATTATGGCAGGCATTAAACAAATTGGAGGAGGAATTACAACTCCAAAGTCTCGAAAACGACGAACAACTAAACCCGCAAGCCCAGTAGCAATTAATCAGGATGCATGGCTAATAAAGTTTATTAATGATGGGCTAATAAAACAGCCCTACCCTAGTAGGGGAGGAAAATTCTATCCCTCTGTTGTTAGTAGTCCTTGTGAACGCTACGTGTACCTAGCCTTTAACGGGCTTATGCCCCCTAGTCCCATAGCTGCTAATGTACGAAGGATATTTGATTGTGGTGATTATCTAGGGTATAGGTTCACTAAATACTTTCAAGAACTAGGCATTCTTATAGATGAAGAGAAGCCAACTAAACTAGATGACCCACCTATTTCAGGTAGATATGATTATATGATACAACATGAAGTCTATGGTAAAACTATTGTTGAATTAAAATCTATAAATGATAAAGGATTCAAGGCATTGATTACTGACCCCAAGAGTGACCACTACTTGCAAATACAAATCTATTTAAATATTATGAATATCGAACACGGGATAGTTTTATATGAAAATAAAAATGACCAACAAGTAAAGTGCTTCAGTGTAGTAAAAAGTGATGAAGTCTGGAAACAATTAACGAACAAGTGTCTTAAGATTATGAAGATGACCTCTGTTCCTATAGCCTGTACAGGTGAGAAATATTGTAGATGTAAAGAGGTGCCAAATGGAAAAGAGATGGACTCCACAATCAGCAGTCAATAAAGCTAGTGAATATGTAAAAGAAGTAAACGTCCCAGCCATGAAAATTGACTTGGGCGAAAGGGAAGAATTGGATTTTTCCTCTTTAATGAATGCTGATACTAAGAAGCTTGAGCTTTTTCTAACTGTATATGGTGGCTATAAAGCCCACTTAGAACGTGAACTAGCTGATGTTTCTTCTAAGAAGAATGCCTATGAAGCCGCTTTTGATGAAGCGTATTCATCAGCCATTTTCAAGTTAGCTGAAGAACGAGAGATAATAGGCAAGAAAAAATTAACAAGGGAAGAAATTAGGGGTGCTGCTTTCGGTGAATACGATGAACTTAAAGATATGCGGAAAACTGTAATTGAGTATGAAACTATTCATACTAGGATTGAGGGACTTCTGAAAGCTTATTCATCGGGGTTTCAAACCGTGTCTAGAATTGTAGCTCTCCGTACTTATAAGGAGAGGGATTATGCATAGAGTAGAGCCTCAAGTATTCATGGTTGCAGAGAATACAATTAATGATACTGAACTCCACGGTTACCTTGAACACATTGGAGCACAAGGATGGACTTCTAAGAAAGGTAATAGAGATGGTAGTGTAGGACGTAAA